CGGCATGAGCTGCGTCGGTGCATCTCGTTGCGAAATGTCTCTGCACAACGAAGGCAAGGCACACCGCATCCTGGTCAACCAGTTCCTCGATGACATGCACCGTCCAGCGTTGCCTTATAAGTTTAAGGTGAAGGTGAGTGGATGTCCAAACGATTGTATGAATGCTGTTCACAGATCAGACTTTGCTGTTATTGGTACTTGGCGTGACGACATGAAGATCAATCAGGATGCTTGGAAAGCAATGGTTGAAGATAAGGGTCGCAAGTATGTAATGGAAAACATCGTATCTCGCTGCCCAACCAATGCTATGTCTATGGGAGATGACAATGGACTTACTGTTGACAACCGCAGTTGTGTACGCTGCATGCATTGCCTTAATGCAACATCTCCACTTTCCGAGAAGTATGTCGGTCTCGAAGGCGATCCAATTCTGGCTGCTGGGGATGATCGTGGTGTCACCATTCTTGTTGGTGGTAAGCGCACCCTAAAGATTGGCGACTCAATGGGCACAGTCGTTGTTCCGTTCATGGAACTAAATACTGAAGAGGATTACGAAGCACTCGCTGATCTTGCTCAGGAAACGCTAGACTTCTTTGCTGAGAATGCACTGGAGCATGAGCGTACTGGTGAAATGATCGAGCGTATCGGTCTTGTTAATTTCTTGGAGGGTGTTGGTTTGGATGTTGATCCAAATATGGTTAGTGAACCACGCCAGTCGTCTTATGTAAGAACAGACGGTTGGGATCAAGAAGCAGCCAAATGGTTCGAACGCAAGGCAGGATGATAGACAAGCAACAATGCAAGATTCTGAAGCAAATGGTAGAAGAGCAAGGGTGGACGATAGTAGATGTTCGCACCGCTCACGAATTCTACCATGGGCATCTTCCAGGTGCGGTTCACTGCGCACCTGAAGATCTTGCACGCCTAGACTCCTTCGGTAAGTATCTTCTCTATTGCCGCTCAGGTGCAAGATCTGAGACGGCAAAGAACTTCCTTCGCATGAAGGATATTGATGCCATCAACATTGGTGGTTATGACGCACTAAAAGAGTGTCTTGGTTCGAATTAGAACTTGACAATCACACATCTCGAAAGTATAATTAGACTTTCTAACAAAGAAAGAGGATTCGTTTGTGCTTCAAGAAGTTGCCTCATATTCCCATTATACAGTCTATCACGACACAACAAGAGGCAACTACAAGATCCACGACGGCAATAAAATAATTGCAAATCCTTCAACCTTTGAAGATGCTTATATCAAGGTGCGTCTGTTCATAAATCCACAACAAGCAGTAAATCACTGTGAAGGGTGCGATGCCACAAATTGTAATGACTGCGAAAGATACTCATGATTGATGTGATAACAAAAGACAAGTTCTCTATGATTATAGAGACAATGGTTCGTGACCAAAATGTTTCCTACATGGATGCCATCGTTTATTGGTGTGAAAAGAATGAAATGGAAGTGGAAACTGCCGCCAAACTAATCTCCCCTCTAATCAAAGAAAAGATGCTCGTTGAAGCACAGGACTTGAATATCATTAAGAAAAGTGCTAGACTACCTATTTAATGAGTGAATACATGTCTGCTTTCGATACCTATCGCACATATCTTGCAGTGCAGCAGCACTTCACACGCAAGAACTACAACTTCTTCAAGTACAATGGTAAAGTGAAAGTCAGCGAAGAAGCATTTCTTGGTCGCAGGGATCGCTACTTCTTCGAGAAACTCTCACGCAAGTTTAAGCGTGATGAGTTCACTGACTTCATCGTATCCAATTATGTTTCTGGTTCTGAGCATTGGATTGGTAATCTAATGTCAGGTGAGAATCTGATCACATTGAAGAAGTGGAAAGCACGAATTGATTCCTTGACATATACCTTCAAAGAGGATATGATGTCACTATATGATAAAGAAGAAAATTTAGATGTTGCTCTCAATCCACTGCTTGGTATGCATCCGTTGCTATATCGCTTGTGGTTGAGACAAAAGATTTCGTTGGAAACCATGGTCATTCTAGATGATTTGGTTGGGTATGGTAAAGTGTGGTCAAAGCACGGTGATAAAATGTTGCAAGACCATGTGTTTCTGATGAATAAGTACAGACCGTTCTTGAACAATGCTGTACAGATTGAGAAAGCAAAGTATCGTAAAATAGTGCTTGACATTTATGCATGATTGCGATATACTTTCTAATATATTATGTGAATGTGGATAAGATTAATACGCTGTTTAATACGAGGTAATACATATGTCTTTTGCAAGTCTTAAGAAGTCTCGTGGCAATTCTCTGTCACGCCTAGTCGCAGAATCTACCAAACTCTCTAGCGGTCAGCAGCAGTCATCTGGTGCTGATGAACGCTTCTGGAAGCCAGAAGTGGACAAGTCTGGTAATGGTTTTGCAGTCATTCGTTTTCTTCCAGAACCAAATGGTGAGGATCTGCCGTTCGTGCGTGTGTTTGATCACGGCTTCCAAGGTCCAGGTGGCTGGTACATTGAAAACTCTCTGACCACTATCGGTGAAAAGGATCCAGTTGGTGAGTACAACTCCGAACTCTGGAACAATGGTACTGATGCTGGCAAGGAACAGGCACGCAAGCAAAAGCGTCGTCTGAAGTACATCTCAAACATCTATGTTGTTAAGGATCCAGCGAACCCTGCCAATGAAGGTAAGGTATTCCTGTTCCAGTACGGCAAGAAGATTTGGGACAAGCTGAATGAAGCAATGAATCCGCAGTTTGAAGATGAGGATGCAATCAATCCTTTCGACTTCTGGGGTGGTGCTGACTTCAAGTTGAAGATCCGTAATGTAGAAGGTTATCGCAACTATGATAAGTCTGAGTTTGATAGTGCTGCTGCGCTATTGGCAGGTGATGACGACGAACTGGAAAAGGTGTATAATTCTTTGTACAGCCTTGCTGATTTCCTTGATCGCCGTCACTTCAAGTCTTATGATGAGTTGAAGGCGAAGCTGGATCGTGTACTTGGTCGTACTGGTGCAACAACTCGTGCTGAAGATTATGAACCAGCACCTGTTGCTAAGGCACCTGAAATGAAGACCGCTGCTGCACCGAAGGTGTCAGACGAAGTCTCTTTTGGTGATGATGACGACGATTCTCTGTCGTTCTTTGAGAAACTAGCTGAAGAAGATTGATGCCACTTCTTGGTTAGTATTTGTTGGGGAGCTTCGGCTCCCCTTTTTTATTGTGCAAGCATAAGGTCTCTTGCAAACATACCGCCACCTGACGAACTTTGACGATTTGTCGCACTCGCAGACGGAGGTGAGAAGATATTCGTGTTGTTCTTCACACTGTTATCATTAACACTTTGATCTAAATGATCGCCACCCTTGACATAGGATGGATTCTTGAACGATGATCCAACTTCAGAAGAACGAACATTCACTTCAGCACCATTCTTTGCTGCAGCACTTTCCAGTGTTCTTGGTGGCTCATTTACGACTTGAACTGGAACGGCATATTCTATATCTGGTTCGCCAGCTGTTGCTGATTTGGCTGCTTCCTCGCCGCTACCGATAATCTTGTTCCAGAATTCTTTACCTGCATCAAGGATACCTGGATCGTCTTGATTTCCTTCGGTTGTTTTCATCCAATCTGGAACATAGTCATACATCTGACCCCAGAAGAATTTGCTTTTATTCACTGGACTATCTGGATCTTCTTCTGGACCAATGTCATGACCCATGCGACGCATCGATTCACGCACATCTTTCTTGCGTTCTGTCTGCATGCGTTCCCATTCAGCTTTGGTTTCAGGACTCCATTCCTCTTCAGGTTTGGTTGCTATCTCATAACCTTGCTTAGCACCTTCGAAGATCTTACCTGCACCGTATGCAGCCATTCCATAGTATGCTGCCTTCCAAAGAAGAGGACTGGCAAGAAGTGCCAGTGTCATTGCTATTGCTCCAGCACCTGCACCACTACCTTCTTCTGCTTCTTGTTCTTGTCTCTTAGAAATCTTTTCAGCAGTTGCATTAAGTTCTTCTTGTGATTTTCTCAGACTGCCGAATGAATCAATAAACCAACCACGCCTACCGAAAACTCTCTCAAAGAAACTGAGTTGTTGTTCTTGGTTTTGATCTGCTTCTTCTGCTGCCTTGATAATTTCTTCAGCAGTTCCTTTTTGAGCAACAACACTCATGTTTAAGAACTTTTGCAGTTCTTCTTCAAGTTTCAGAAGTGCTTCGTTTGGAGCATTTAAAAGTTCTTGTTGCCTTCTATTGATATGTTGCATTTCATCAGCATATTGTTCCTGATGAAGTCTGAACATTTGTTTTTTCGCTTCATATTCAAGATCTGGTTTTCCACTACGCCAGATGTCAAGCATCTGCTCAGTCAACCAGATAAGTCTTAGGTCTGCACTGGTTTTTCTGTTTGATTCGGTGGTGAGAATTTCTTGAATACCAGACAACAACTCCTTCATGCCACCGAAGGTTTCTGCCATTGTTCTGAACACAGTGAACTGAGACATGCCAACTTTTGCCTGCTGCCCCATAGAGGTTTCATATGCAGCAGTGAAGTTGGCTTGCGCATCGGCTTGAGTCGTATATGCGTCAGAAACTTTTTCTGCCGCTTCTCTTTGCGCTTGAGCAACTTCTAATTCACTCTTTGCAACCCTTTCTTCTGCTTCAACAAGTTTCTTTGCACCACCAGCAGTCTGCATTTCGAAGAATGTGGAAATCTTATCCCAAATGTGTGGCTCATTCGCCAATGCTTCTCTAGAAACTTGTTCCGCTGCAGTCTCTCTTGTTGCAGTCGGTGCTCTAACAGAAGTCATTCTGTTGATGCTCTTGACAACATCAAACAAACCGATCTTAATCGTGTTGCGTAGCTTTTCGCTATCTACTTTGTTTGATGCTTTCAGGTCATCAATAGAGTTGACAATTGGTAATGTTTCAGCCATTTCGCTGTTTCATCCGTTCTTCTTGTTCGTCCAAATAGTTCTTCAACAACGAAACATAGATGTCTCGCTCAAATGGTATCATATTTTCTAGTTCCGTCAAACTATATTTATGATGTTGCATCATTGCGAAGTTAAGTTGATACATATTCGCTAGGGATTCATGCATCAACCCTACATAAAAAAACTTGCTAACCCTTCAATCACAAATGAGTCTTTCTTTTTGCATTCTGGGCAAGTCCATTCCACTTTGTATTCCAATTTTGGAATGTTTTGGAAAAAGTTTGTAATCTTTTCAAACTGTTGCTTACTCAACCCTTCCAACCACTGCACCATTTCTTCCAATGTAAAATCGTCATATACATTGTCTGCATCATAAACCATGTCAATACATGAAGCCATGAGCTTAAACGGTGCTTCTGGATCTTCACTCTGTAGCATCTGAGCACCCTTCATTGTTGGGTAACTCACAACAACACCAATCTTATCCGTAATGGCGATCTTTTTATCTTTCTTGACACCTTTCACTTTGATGTCATCAATATTGATCGACACTTCAGTTCTGTGCTCACAAGGATTATCTCCTGTGTGGCCAACGATCATCTTAATCAACTCACCAACGGACTTGCCACGGAGTTGCATAAACAGATACTCAACATCAAAGGTTGCAAGCGAATCAACATCAACTTCAGAAATAAGGCAAGACTGAATGATCTTCTTCGTTGCGTCAGTCATTTCGCCAATGTCTCCACCTTCAAGAGCCATTAGCAAAATCTTTTCTTCCTTCACAAGGAATGGTCTAAATTGCACTTCCTTTCCTGTTGATGGAATCTTAGTTTTAAATGTTGGCACTGCCATATTTGGTAAAGCCATAATAATCTCCTCAAATCAATTATCCAAAAATCTTTTTAGAAAGACCTCCAAGATCAGCTGAAAGACCTGCACCCTTAGCAAAACCGATATTGCCAATTCCTGGGATTCTTGCACCAAGTTTCAGACCACCAGCACCAAGACCGAAGCTGAAACCAAAACCCATTCCTGGCTGGTCTTGTCTATTAAAGACTGCCTTGTAATTTCTATATGCAAAAGACACTTGCATCTTTGCAGGTTCTTCTGATCCCCAATTCATACTGATTGGAGCCATCTGATGTGGATATGCTTCATTCAGTGTATGGATAGATCTTAGTTCGCCGTTATGACCATACTGGCGAATAACAACCGTGCCAATGTATGAGTCAAAGTATTTTTGTGTGAACGGACTGTTTGAATACGAACGATTGTACTTTGAAGGAATCGGTTCGAACTCAACCATGTTTTCTTCAGCTGCTGTTGCCGCAGCTTCATTGGCAGCATCTTCAGCAGCATAGGTTGCAGTTGTTTCATATGCACCAGTGTTGCAGATCTTTTCGTGCCACCATTCAAAGTATTCTTTTTCTCTCATATCTTCACTGAGAATCACACTTGCAGTAACATCACTGTAGAACTGCTGACCTGGAATACGATTCACTGGTCCAATGTTCGTGAACTTATGATCAATAAGACCAAAGTTTCTTCCTGGAAGGTCAATCGCATCAACACGGAATCTGAGTTCCTGTTCGCCGATTGCCTTTCCGCCATGAATAAACACTTCAAAGTGGCTTGAACTTGCATAACCACTTTTGTTCAACTCACCAAGCATTCGCTCAATGCTGAACCCATCTGCTGCACCCTGATTGGTTCCAAAGATGCCACCAAGCAGACTGTTGATGCCTTTGTCTACAAATGCGCCTGCCTGTCTTTTAAGCTGATCGCTCAGTAATCCCATTATGCGTTACTCCAGACGGTGTTGGTGTCTGCCTTCTTGAATTTTTCTGTTGGTAGAAACAAAGCAATATCCCAATCGCTTGGCTGCACCTCAACAAATCTAGATTTCACATGCTGAGCCAAATAGTGTTTGAATGTTGGTTTGAACAATCTAAAGCGACTTGCCTTCTTCAGAATCTCGTAAGAAACCTTCAGCTTTGTTGTCTGATCAAACCTTGTGTTATTCACCGTTTCATACAATGCATCCATCAATCTTGCTCTGCTGCTTGGCGGCAGGTAGTGTAGATTGATTCCATAAAACCCACCTGGAGCTGGACCAACCATAAAGATCAATGGGAATGTATCATAATAAGGCAATATTTGCTTCAACTTCGGATCGTACTTGAAATGATACATGCTACCAACTTGAGGCGCAGCAACTTTGTTCTTGTATTCACGAAGGATCTTTGACGGACTCGCAGCCGATGGTCTTTGTTCAGAAGCCATGCTGCGAAACCAATCTCTTGCTCTTTGTGTGCGTGCAGGAATCTGCCCACCACGGACACCTTGAGTTAGAATTTTGTCAAAAACACTTGCCATATGGACTATTTAGTCTTCTTGCCAAACAATTGTTGTTCAGTCAGCACCTGAAACTTCCAATTGCGATCCGCACAAAACTCATTGGCTGCTTTCCATTTGGCTTGATTGATGCCCCATGTCTTGACTTCGTTCACATATTTCTTTGTGATTCGACTCTTGACTTCTGGTGGCTTAGATTGTGATGCTGGCTTGACTTCAAATACAACCACATCTCCGTTCTTCGTCTTGACAATAAAGTCTGGGAAGTATCGATGCCTCTTACCATCTATCGGAGAGACATAAGGAATAGCAAATTCCTCGCTTGCCCACCAGACCACATCTGGATTGCGATCGAAATATGCCATGCAATTCAATTCCCATGAACTGCGATAGATGATATTCTTCGGATCACCTTTGTATTTTTCTGGAAACTTTGGTTGAAACCTTCCTTGGTAATACTTCATGGCAACTCGTATAAATAGACTAAAACAATTCTATATAGGGATTTCCTATGGCATTTAATCTCGGCGGAATCAAAAGCTCAATCGGCGGCGCAGGAAACGGTCTTAATGTTGGGGGTCTGCTCAATGGCAAATTTTCCATTGGCGGAACATTCAACAGTCTAAACCAAAAGGCAAAGATCGATCCAAGACCAAACAGCGAGCTGAAAGAACTTTATGAACCGACAAACAAGGTAACACTGCAATATCCAATGGACTTGGATAATGTGCATTATCTTATGTTTAATGTGCAAAGAAGATTCCCTATCAATGAAGATGAAAATGCACCACAAACAACAACAAAGACCTACCAAACAATTGTTCTGCCAATCCCTGTAAATCTTGCGGACAGCAGATCAGTAGAATATAATAATGCAAATCTTGGGGTGCTTGGTGGACTTGGTGCTGGACAAATCACTGGGCAACAAGCGTATCGTGACCTCTCAATGGCAGTACAAACTTTTGGTGGTCAGGCTCTAAAGACTGCAACATCCAACATCACTGGGTTGATTGATTCTATTATTGGAGAAATCGGCACAAATACTGGACAGGCAGCGATCAACCTTGCAACAGTTGGTGGCACAGCATATGCAATGAGAAATCTTGGTATCGGTGGTCTTACTGGTGCTGCAGCTGCTTTGAAATTTGGTCAAGGTGTATTGTACTCACAGGGCAAGGCATACAATCCAAGAGCAGCGATTCTGTTTAATAATGTCAACTTCCGTGACTTCACTTTTAATTATAGATTGATTGCAAGAAACCCAACAGAATCACAACAGATCACTGATATTGTTCGTGCTTTCCAAACTTACATGTTACCATCATACTTCGGCGAATCTAATAGTGGGTTCAACTATCCGCTGGAATTTGGTATCGAATTTGCAAAACCGCTGCAGCAGCATCTGTTCACATTCCATCCATGTGTCCTTAAGAATGTTAATGTTACATATAACGGTGACACTGGTCCTGCATTCTTTGAAGGAACAAACGCACCAATGATCGTTGACCTGTCATTGCAATTCCAAGAAACCAAAATTCTTACCAGAAACCGCAGCGCAGATGAAATTGTCGATGAACAATACTTCAAGGATCTTGCTGATATGCGTAATGTTGATCCGATGACATATGACGACACTCCTGCTGGTGCTGGTATGGATTCTGGCGTGGTGGCAAATTCATATTCTGGTTCAGATCCAACTCAATACTAATTGGTGAAGATTTATGTCTAAGTATTTCAGATATTTTCCGACTACTCAGCATGACCTGACCAACATTGGGCAGAAGGTTGATCTTACAAACATCCTGCGTAGATTTAAGATCGAAAGCTCGTTAAAGAGTCAAGCGCAGGTCTATCACGAATACAGTTTGCAGGCTGGTGATAGACCAGACACCATTGCACATAAGTATTATGGTGATTCTGGATATGCATGGCTTGTTCTTATGTTCAATGAAATTCACGATCCCATCTTTGAATGGCCATTGTTCAATACAGACTTCGACGACTACATCAAGGGCAAGTATGGAAGCATTGCCTCGGCACAAGCAACTGTATATGAATACAGAAAAGTTCTTGCTGAGAAACAAGTAAAGTATGACGGCACGATCGTTCCAAAGAGAACAGTTGTTATTGACTCAACAACATATTCTAGTCTGAGTGAATCTGAGAGAGAATCAGTCAGTGAGTATGATTGGGAAGTTGAACAGAACGAACTCAAAAGACAGATTAAACTCGTTGACAAAAGGTATGTCCCACAAATAAGAAATGAAGTGAAGAACATTCTCAGGAATGGTATTTAATGAACGCAGTCTTTGATAAACTTTTAATTGTTCCGACATCTGGAGCATCGTTTGATGTTTCAGACATGGTGCAGGAGATCAGCATTTATCAAAGTTTGACTGACCATTACATGTATTGTGATCTTATTTTGTTTGACACAGTTAATCTTGGCAGAGCAATTCCGCAAGACATTAACAATGTTTTGAGTGGCGGTTTCACTGGCGGCGAGTTGTTGATTGTTCAATACTACTCACAAAGTAATCCTGAAAAGACACATAACTTTATTCTGTACGAAAGAACAAATAGATCTAAAGCACAAGACTCAGGTGAAGTCTATATTCTGCATGGTATAAGTGCAGAAGGATTCGAAGCATACGGCAAAAAGATCTCCAGAGCATATGGTGGCAAAACAGGAACCACCATTGGCACTATGGTCAATTCAGTTTATTCTGGATTTATTGGCAACAAGACCATCAAGAATCTATACTATGCGATTCTACAAGACCACAAGGTTGATATTGTAAAGTCATTCAACATGGATGGCAAGGATTCGGGAACTCACAAGTTCATCATTCCAAACTTGACGGTTGACGAAACAATCGAATTCATGTGCAATGAAGCAGATAGCGATGACCACATTCCGCAATATCTGTTCTATGAAACAAGCGAAGGTTTCTGGTTCTACAATCTAGGCACACTGGCACAAAGAAAGCCAAGAATGACATACACCTTCACCGAGTTTAATGTGGATCCTTCTGATAAAGATCAATTGAAAATTATATCCTATCAGGTACAGAATGAAGCAAACATTCTTGAGAACGCCAAACGAGGATTATTCAAGTCTAAGATCATCCACTTAGATGTACTGAAAAAAAGAAGTACAGTATCCACCTTTGACTACAGTAAGGCAGTCAGCAAATTCAAAAAGCTGCAACCGCTGGCACAAAGAGGTGGTGTTTCTAGCGCAGATGTCAATGTAACTCTAATGACATCAAGGCAAGGGCATGATTGCAGTTGTCAAATTTTTAAAGACGAGAATCATCTACCAAAAAGAATCGATCATTTTTTAAGTTCAAGAAGATCATACACAACAGACATTTTTTCTCGCCGCATGACGGTTATGGTTCCAGGAACAACTTCTTTGAATGTTGGTGATGTTGTAAAACTAGAATTTCCAATCAAAGATGGTTCTGTTGATAGTGGTGATGTGAAATTAGATAGGGAATTGTCTGGCAAATATATAATAACGAAATTAAGAAACAAGATCGAAGGTGTTAGAGCTGACAGCACATTTGTTACCATCTTTGACTGTGTTAAAGATACTGAGATAATGGAGGTTTAAATGTCATTTCTACAAGAAGTCTTAGACTATGTGAAGCCAAAGAAAGATCCAGAGTTTTTACAAGAAGTTGTAGAGCCGCAAAAGAAGGTTCCAGAAACCGCAAACACAAACAACGAGGTTAAGGAAACCAAGTAATGCGCAATTTTATGGGCAAAGGTGATTTCGTCTGGTTTGTCGGAGTCGTTGAAGATAGAAATGACCCAATAAAAATGGGTCGTGTTAGGGTTCGTGCATACGGATGGCATAGTGCAGACAAAGTGCAAATACCAACAGATGCTCTGCCATGGGCGTTGACAATCAACACCATTCAATCAGCTTCAGTTTCTGGAATCGGTGAATCACCAAATGGTCTAGTTGAGGGAACATGGGTTGTTGGTTTCTTTTTAGACGGAGAGCGAGCACAAGAACCTGTGATTTTTGGTTCATTGACAGGTGTTCCAGTTGAATATGCAAACCCATCCGTTGGTTTTAATGATCCAAACGGAGAATACCCAAGATACATCAACGAGTCAGATGTTAATCGCCTTGCTCGTAATGATGAAATTCCACATGAAGTCATCCAATCAAAAAGAGATGGTGAAACAAAAGGAGTTCCTTGCGCAAATGAAGCAGCAGGTCCATGGGATGAGACGCCATATGCATATGCTGCAGAGTATCCAAAGAATCATGTCTATGAATCTGAATCAGGGCATGTAAAAGAATATGATGATACAGAAGGTGCCGAGCGTATTCATGAGTATCATAAGACAGGAACATTCTATGAAATTCAACCTGATGGAACGAAGTCAACTCGAGTTGTAAAAGATAATTATGAAATTATCTATGGCGATGACTATGTTAATGTTAAAGGTAGTGTAAATCTAACAATTGACACAAATTGCACCACCTACATTAAGGGAAACTGGGACATTCAGGTTGATGGTAATGTACACGAAGTAATTAAAGGTACATTAACACAAGAAGTTACAGGAAATGTAACAGAAACATATGGTAGCAACCAAACGACTAATGTTTCAGGTAACATCGATATTGATGCTTCAAGGATTGATCTAAACTAATGCCAGCAGTAAGCAGAAAAGGTGATACACTATCCACTGGTCATGGATGCACAGCTACAACAGTGCTTGATACTCCAGGACAGGGAACAGTATACGCAAATGGAATATTGATTGCTAGAAAAGGTGATCCAACTGTTCCTCACCCAGTATCACCACCTGCATGTCCGAATCATGTGGCATTTGTGAATGTTGGAAGTTCTACTGTATATGTTGTAGGAAAGCAATGTGCTAGAATCGGTGATTCTGCTGACGCTGGTGCTATGATTGAAGGTTCGCCAAATGTATTTGCTGGCGGATAGTATAAATAGTCCGAAGAAGCAAGAAGAATATCTCTCCTTTAAGCGGACATCCTGATTATACTGACTTTCTAAAAAGAAGTCAAGGGTTTTTTATGAATATACATGATTCTTTGGTAAATTTATTTGATACTTATACTTTTGAAAGCGAAAAGTTTGACAAAGGGAATAAGTCGGCAGGAACAAGAGCGAGAAAGGCACTTGCTGAAATCGCAAAGCTGTGCAAAGACCGCAGAGCAGAAATACAAAACACTAAGAACGCAGGCTAAATAAGAAATGGCAGAACTCTTCAGCGATTTAAATCTTGCATTCACTGCACACCCAGTGACAGGTGCAGTTACACGCAAAACAGATCGTGATGCGGTTCGTCAGTCTGTGAAGTCTTTGGTGTTGACCAATTTTTATGAGCGTCCATTCAAACCTGATATTGGATGCTCAATTCGGAATTATCTGTTTGAATTGTGGACTCCTGCCACAAGACAGCAGATGGAAAATGCAGTTATTGAGGTTATCAAAAACTACGAACCAAGAGCAAAATTGCTTCGTGTAGCAATCAGCGACAAGCCAGATATGAACTCGCTCGTGGTTTCAATTGCATTTACAGTAAGAAATGACCCAACTCCAGTAGTGCTGGATGTAATTCTAGAACGAGTACGATAATGGCAACAGCAAATACCTATCTGAGAGTCACAGAACTAGACTTCGGAAATATTCGCACAAATCTGAAGAACTATCTCAGTACGCAAGACCAATTCGCAGACTACAACTTCGAAGGTTCTGCGATGGCAGTATTGCTCGATGTGCTCGCTTATAATACACACTACAATGCATATTATCTCAATATGCTTGCCAACGAGATGTTCCTTGATACTGCGCAGCAGCGTGAGTCTGTTGTTTCTCGTGCAAAAGAACTGGGTTATGTCCCAGTTTCTGCTATTGGTGCTTCCGCCAATGTTCAAGTTACATTCAGCGGTGTTACTTCTGGAACAACTCAGTTTACGATTCCAAAGAACTCGACCTTCACTACAACGGTTGATGATGTCACCTATACTTATGTAACACCACAGGCATACACTGTCATCGAAGACGGTGGTTTGTATTCTCGTGCAGTTACCATTAAGGAAGGTGAACCAGTTACGCATCGCTTTACAGTAAGCACTGCGAATCCAATTCGTTATATTATTCCAAATCCAAATGTGGATGTGTCAAGCATTACTGTTAGTGTTCAGGAATCTGCGACAGACACAACCACAACCGAATTTACAAGAGCAACAAACATTAGTCAGATTTATTCGACTTCTCCAGTATACTTCTTGGAAGAAGTAGCAGATAAGAAGTATGAAGTTATCTTTGGTTCAGGTTCACTTGGTAAGTCTCTGAAGAATGGTAACATTGTAATTGTAAATTATCTTGTTTGTAACGGTGATGCAACTAATGGCGCAGACTCTTTCTCAATCGACACACTGAATGTTGGTGTTTCTTACAGTTCTGCTTCATTGACGACCAACACAAATGCAGCAGGTGGTCGTCCACTGGAAACAGTAGAGTCTATCAAGTTTAATGCTCCAAGAAATTACCAGACACAAAACCGTGCCGTTGTTGATAATGACTATCAGCGCATTCTTTTAAGCGAAAATGCAGACTTGCAGTCTGTTGTTGCGTTTGGTGGCGAGCAAGCAGATCCTCCTGTCTATGGTAAGGTGTACATTGTAGTGAAGCCATATTCTGAAGAATTTGCGACAACAAGCAGAAAGGCACAGATTCGCTCTTCGATTCTTGATCGTACTCCACTGGGTATTGATCCTGTTGTTATTGATGCGGAATACACCTATTTGATTCCAACCATCACAACATACTACGACAAGTCAACAAGTACTGCAACAGAAGCGCAAATTAGAGCATTGGTTAAGACTGCAATTTCAACATTTGCATCATCTAACCTTGAAAGATTTGGTAATCGTCTGAGATATTCTCGTTTCGTTCGTGCTTTGGATAACATCAGTGGCGTGAGTATTCTAAACAACGATGCTGTTGTTAAGATGCAGAAGCGTTTTGTTCCGAATGTAAATGTTGCTGAGAAAGTGCACCTGCACTTCCACAATCCAATAAGACCTGGAACAATAACATCCACACAGTTCACATATAACGGATTCCTTGCTTATCTTGACGATGACGAAGCTGGTAACATCAACATCTATCGCTTCAACGCATCTAAGCAAAAGGTGAACATTGTTGCTGGCGCAGGAACGATCGATTACACCACTGGTGAACTTGACATCGAAAACTTTGCGCCAACGGCATATGCAGACATCCAACTCAGAGTTACTGCAACACCAGACCGTTTTGACATTATTCCTGTTCGTGAGCAAATTTTGTTGATGGATTCTAATGATGCTGTAATTACTGTTGTCCCAGAGTATAACTAATGGCAGTCACTGAAAAGATTTCAAAGCTGGTTCGCAACCAGTTTCCTGACTTCTACAAGGAAGATGGGGAGAATTTTCTTGCGTTCATTGAGGCATACTATGCTTGGATGGAAGAAAATGGTAATCTTACAGATGGGATTCGTAATCTAGAATCCTATCGTGACATCAGCACAACGACTGATGACTACATTCAGTATTTCTTCAACACACTCCTTCCAGGAATGCCGATCGAAGTTGCTGCGGATAAGAAACTCCTTGCGAAGTATATCAAGCAGGGTAATCTCTCAAGAGGCACATTCGCATCTTACAAGCTGTTGTTCCGTGCACTCTATAATGAAGACATCGAACTTAGCTATCCAGCGGATCAAATTCTAAAAGTTTCTGATGGCGATTGGCGCATTGATCGCTATCTTATTGCAAACTTTGACGAAAATACATATGACTTCATTGGCAAAACAATCACTGGTACAGAATCACAAGCAGAGGCATTGGTTGAAGATGTAGTTGCTCGTGTAATCCGTGGTCGCCATCTGATGCAAATTCTTGTTTCCAATGTAAAGGGAACATTCAATCACCTCGAACCAATTCGTCTGAAGAGTGTCACGGAAGGTACTGGACACACAACTGAAATTGATGCTGGTATCAACCGTGTAGAAATTATTTCTCCAGGCGGCGAATATCGTGCAGGCGATGTTGTTGAGATTCAATCAGACATTATTGGTCAGTTTGCAAAGGTGGTTGTTACTGACATCATTGACCTTGGTGGCACACTCACATTCTCTATCGTAAGTGGTGGTTCTGGTTATACAGCAACCAGCGAAGAAGGTGGTTCTACTCTTAAATTGGTTGGTGGCGATGGAACTGAAGCAGCATCGTTTAGCGTTCTTCAAGCAGACATTAATGACACCTTTGCGATTTCTACTTGTACCACACTGATTGGTGCAAATACAACATATGGTGCTTTGGCTCCAATTGTAACATTCTCTGATGGTATTGATCGTCAGATGAATTATTTTTCAAACACTTTGTTGTCTAGTCCAACATTCGGATTCCCAGAAGATGGTGAAGTTGCAACCAAGATAAACTACAGAGATCATGAGTCTGCGGTTCTTACAATTGCAAACACTGCAGACATCAGCTCAGGTAATTCTATCTTTGCATTGTATGCTAACGGAACACCAACTGGTGCTAATGGCACAGTCATTTCTGTTATCGATCCAACTGCTGGTGCTACGGTTCTTGAGATTGATGGATATAAGAACTTCAACGGTTCTGAAATTATCCACATGTATTTCGCCAACACCTCTGGTTCTAATGTGGGTGTTGTGTCTGCATTCAGCGGCAATACAATTTCTAAACAAGTTGTTCAGATTGGTAATGTTGCTGGACAAACGATCACTACAGGGAACGAGATCGTTGGACTTACATCAAATTGCTATGCTGTAATCAAAAAGGTTGTTGGTGTGGCTGCTGGTGCATATGAACACACTCCTGGAAATTATAGAGATTTGGTTACGGTCGTTGTATCTGCCAACTCAACTGCGAATCTAACCTCTCAGTTCGACACTGGTCCAATCAAGGGTGTTTATCTTGAGAACGAGGCATTAAGATTTGTTGGTTCTGGTACGGTAGTTGGTAATGTTGCGTCAACAACTTCCAACACAACACATGAGCACATCTATACTGCGCTTCAAGATTCAATCGTATTTACTGCAGGAACATTCGGTACTGTTGCACAGTTGTCATTGATTGATGGTGGATCTGGTTACTCGATTGCTCCGACTGTTAAACTAACCGAGCAGGATATTAGTTCGCTTGGTATTGGTGAAGCATGGCTTACACTTGAGAGTGATGATGTGAATTGGGGAACAGGAAACTCCAGCTTCACATCACTTGACACAAACGATCGTATTGTTCAGGCAAACACTGGCTGTTCTGGTGATGTTAAGGGTGGTTATGGAACTTCCGTTGTTGCCACGAATGTTCTTGCTAATGGAACATATCAGATGGTTGTTCGTGTATGGCAAGACGTCTTGCAGAGAGAACCAGCTGGCAGAAACTGGGTAAACAATCAGCATGTAGATCTTAAGATCTATGACAGTTCTTATGTTCCAGGTGAAGATGATTCTAGATCTGTCGCAGACACTGGTACTGCATTGGTTACTGGCGTTCTTGATGGTGGTGTTCTTGGTAAGAATGCAAACATTACTGCAGGTGTTGGTGCAAACGGCACGATCTCTGGTCTGCGTGTAATTGACTCTGGCTTCTCGTATGCACATAACGAAAGCGCACTGCTCGAAGATACTGGAAGAAACCTCGCCACCAGCGCAAGAGTTAGAATCAATCTTGGTGGTGTTGCGAATGCTGAAGGATATTATGCAACAGAACGCAGCCACATTTCTACAACTCGTGGCTATATCCAAGACAGCAGATACTATCAAGAATTCTCTTACGAAATTATCTCACCAATTTCTTTGGCTCGCTATCGTGACATCGCTCTTGAGTTGGTGCACCCAGCAGGTCAGGCATTGTTTGCGAAATATCGTGCTCAGTCTAATTCTGCAATTGATATTGCCGCAAATACCTACAACACCAGAAAGGCAATTTCCAATGGTACAATTGCCATCAATGATGGCTCGTTTGACCTTGTGGGAACTGGAACATCATTTACTTCCGAGTTTGCCAATAACGACACGATTATTATTGAATATGCGCACAGACAGTTCTATAATATTCCGCTAAATATAGTATCAAGCGCAACGAGCGCAAATCTTAAGATCGCTTGGGCAAACACTAATCTATCTGGTGCAAATGCTTATTATATTACAGGAACTTTCTGATGGCAGTTTACAAGTACGCAACTAAAGATCTCTCAATCAACGCAGCAGAGTCTTTCTTGTATCAGGCAACCATGGTTGCAGGTGAGGCATCTGACGAAGATAGCAGCACAACGAAAAGATCCAAGATTCTTTATGTTTGTATTGGACATAATAAGGATTGGCCAAACGAGCCAACGCCAACTACTCCGCCAGATAATGAGCAGCATCTTTCATTTGGACACCACCGTGATATGATTGGTTGTCGTAAGGTAACAGCAAGTAACATCAGTCATGTAGCACCAAGATATGACTGGACCTCTGGCACGGTTTATTCAATGTGGCGTGATACAGACGAAGACATGTATGACCGTGCATTTTATGTTCTTACAGACGAGTATAATGTCTACAAATGTCTGTACAATAATAAAGGTGCTGCTTCTACAGTCAAGCCAACTGGATTCTCAACGCTTCCATTCACCACATCAGATGGCTACACATGGAAGTATATGTACACAGTTTCTTTGAGTGATGCAAACAAATTCCTTACTCCAGCATACCTTCCAGTCAAGACAATCGTTACTGGTGATGGTTCAACTGAATCGGATCGTCAGTTAGCAGTACAGAACGCTGCGGTGAATGGAGCAATTTATGTTGTCGAAACGGTTAATGTTGGTTCTGGTTATCATTACATTGCAAACTGTGTAGTTGAGGCAGGCGGCAGAGACACAATCAGATTATCTGGTGCTGGTGATAATCCACCTTCTCCAATTGACAATTTCTATAATGGATCAAGCATTTACATTCAGTCTGGTACTGGTGCTGGACAGCTGCGTCGAATCGTTGACTATGAAGGTGCAACTAAGACGATTACAGTAAACACTGCGTTTGCGACAACTTGTAATACAGATTCTCGTGCACTTATTTCTCCAACTGTCACTGTCATTGGTGATGGTCAGGGTGCTAAGGCATATGCTCGTGTCAATACCTCCACCACTGCAATCTCAAACATTCAGGTGATTGCAGTTGGTTCTGGTTACACTCATGCGGAAGCATTGATTACTTCTAACTCAATTCACGGTGCAGGCGCAACTGCTAATGTTGTAATCTCTCCAACTGGTGGTCATGGTCGCAATCCTATTCGTGAATTGTATGCAGACAAGTTGATGCTCAACATTCAGTTTAATGGTGTTGAGGGTGTTTCTGCCAACGGTAATGGATACATTCCTTCAAACACGGAGTTCAGATCAATCTCACTGATTTCTGACCCTGTGTTGAAGTGTGATTCAAACAACAACTTTGTTGCAGTTGAACATATCGCAAACACCTCAAACTCTCCACAGACACTGAGATTGACAACTCGTTTGACGATTTCTTACAATCAGATGGATGGTTCTACACCACAGAATCCTCTTGCGGTTGGTGATATTCTTACCAACGAACGCAATCGCCTTCGTGCAGAACTCGGAACACTTGAATTTGTTACTGAGTTGGGTGCTACTGCAAGACAAAATGCTGCTCTTGCAAATGCTGTGAAAGCAGCAAACGGTGATGTTGTGTATATTCGTGAAGATGAAACAGAATCCGATCCATCTTTTTGTTCGGTCTATATAAATAATGTCGATAGTTATAGCGATTATGCTGCGTTCACTAAAGATGATGTGATTCTAAAGAGCACCAGCGATACTAAGGTCGCAACTGTAGAAGCAATTAAGGGTCCAGAGGCAAATACTTACTCTGGTGAGATTCTGTTTGTTGAACACTTACAAGCAATTTCTCGTGACCCAGAACAAACTGAAGACATTAAGATCATTCTAGATTTCTAAGGGATAAGTAATGGCAATCGAAACCAATCTTAATCAGAGTCCGTACTATGATGACTTTGACGAAACAAAAAACTTTCATAGAGTTTTGTTCCGTCCAGGATATTCTGTACAGGCTCGTGAACTCACTCAACTGCAAACTATCCTCCAAAATCAGGTTGAGCGATTTGCCAATGAAGTAATGATTGACGGCACCATTGTAACAGGTGGTGGTCTTATTACTGACCAAACAAACTATGTCAAGCTGCGTGACAAAGATGCAAACAATCGTGTATTGTTGCTTGGCGACTTCTTCGAAAGCGGAAGCATCGCAAATGTAACAATCACAGGTTCTACCTCTGGTGTTACTGGTAAGCTGGTTCATGCGGTTGAAGGTTCTGAAGCAGCTGCTCCAGATTATCTGACAATCTACTGCCATTACACCAATGCTGGTTCAAACAATAGTGCCAAGGCATTCTCCGATAACGAAACGCTGATCTTCCGTCGTTCTTCAAACAGCCAGTTTATTGTTGCTGCAAACACAATTACTTCTGGTTCGACTGGTAAGTCGCTGAAGGCAAATATCTCTGATGGTATTTGCTATCATAAGGGACACTTCATCCGTGTTCCTGCGCAAAGTGTTATCGTTGGCAAGTACACAGTAACACCAAATGCTTATATTGGGTTGACTACAACCGAAACGCTGGTAGATTCTAACCAAGATTCATCACTACTTGATAATGCAAGTGGTGCAACCAACTATGCTGCTCCAGGTGCTAATCGTCTGAAGCTGTATCCAACTCTGACTGTAAAAGATTATGGATATGCTAATACCGAATCATACTTTACTGTTGCAGTTGTTGAAGGTGGTTCTATTGTTCAGCGCAGCACTGATACCATTTACTCTGACCTCGGTAAGTATGTTGCTGAAAGAATCTATGATGCGCACGGCAACTTTGTAACTCAGCCATTCAACCTTCGTGTTCGTGAACACCTGAAGAAAACCAATTCTCTTGGTCGTTACACTGCAGCTGATGGTGGTGATGCCAATAAGTTGGTTTGTGAAGTTGAAAAGGGTGCTGGTTATGTTAATGGTGACAAGATCACTCTTCAAGCATCTCGTTTCCTGAATGTAGACAAAGCAACAGATTATATTGTTAGTGATGCGTTGGTTGTTGGTCAGGCATTCGGCAACTATGTAAATGTGCAGGAAGCAGTTGGTGGCTGGGACTTCCAAGGTCTGCGTTCAATTTCTCTGTACAATGCTGCTCAGCAGGGCATCAGTGGTAAGAATCTTGGTGCACAGGCTCCAGCTGGCACCGCAATCGGTACTGCTCGCATTCGTGGCTTCCAGTGGGATTCTGGTACTCCAGGAACTTGGAACGGTCGCTTCCGTCTTTATATCTTCGATGTCAGCATGAATGCTGGTTATTCGTTTGCCGATGTTCGTGCAATTCGTCAGGAAAATGGCACTTACGATTCTATGGCAGACATCGTTCTTGAAACAAACGGTTCTGCTAAGATTCAAGAACCAAATCTGAATACAATGGTGTTCCCATTGGGTCAGAGAGCAGCAAAGACTCTGCGTGATGCAGACAACAACAACGACAATCAGTTTGTGTTCCGTACTGAGCGTGGTGCGTCATTTAACACTTCTGGTCAGGCAACTGTTGTGCTTTCTGCAAACGCTGCTCACACTGGTGGTACTGAATCATTCAACGATACTGGCTCTCCATTGACTAATGTTGATGAGCGTAACATCCTCGTTGTTGGTAAGACTGCTGTTTCTACAGCACCACACACAGGTAAGATCACCACGATTGCTGGTAATACTATCACTGGTTCTGGCACTACTTTCGATACAACTTATCAGGTTGGTGATTTCATCACAATCACTGATGGTGGTAACACTTACTTCGAAAGAATCACTGAGGTCACCAACGCAACAACTCTGAAGGTTGCAAACACAATCGCTGTAACTCGCACCAGTGCTTCCTTGCCGCACAAGACTACATTCCCACAGGGTTATGTCTTTGATCTCTCTGGTAATGGTACAATCACTGCCACAACCAGCTCAATGACAATCAATCTGCAGCAGGCAAACCTTGCTTCTACCTTCAGTGCTTCCGTGTATATGGATGTGCTGCGTACAAGCGCAACTCAGACTGCCAAGACTGTCAACAAGAGCAAGTATGTTCACATCAATACTGGTTCTCATAGCGCAAGCAAGAATGGTCCTTGGGCACTTGGTATTTCCGATGCGTTTAAACTCGAAGCAGTTTATAGTGGAACAAATACTTCTGTAACAAGTTCTGACACTGATGTGACAACTCACTTCGAACTTGATAGTGGTATGAAGGATGCAATGTATGACACCTCATACCTCAAGCTGAAGGCAGATAGCACATTCGATGCAACGAATAAGGGTCTGTTGGTCAAGTTCTCTTACTTTGGTCGTGATCGCACTCAGGGCATCGGTTATCTTTCTGTTGATTCTTATCCACAGGATAACGCAAACACTGCAAACACAACGGCAGTAACAACTCAGGAAATCCCTGTGTTCCGCAGCCCAACCACAGATCGTTCGTTTGATCTGCGTGACTGTGTTGACTTCCGTCCGATCCGTGCAAATACCTGTGAACCAAAGACCACTGGCACTGCGGCAGTTGCTCCAACTAACCCAGCAGCTGGCACGACATTTGATATTGATAGTGATGGCGCACATATGCCAACACCAGATCAGAACTTCCAGACTGACGCACAGTTCTATCTGCCTCGCAAGGATCGTGTTGTAATCACTAAGGGTGGTTCATTCCAAGTAATCAAGGGTGTTCCAGATCTGACTCCACAGACTCCAAGTGAAGTTGCTGGTTCAATGACACTGGGTATTCTGGACATTCCTCCATTCCCATCTCTGTCTCCATATGTTGCCAAGCAGTATAAGCGTGGTGACTATTCTGTTAAGTTGACATTGGAAAACAATCGCCGCTACACCATGAAGGATCTTCGTGGCGTTGAGCAGCGTGTTAAGAATCTTGAATACTATTCAACTCTGAATCTGATGGAGAATGCCACAAAGGGCAAGCAAATCTTCAACGATTCTGGTACTGATCGCTTCAAGAATGGGTTCTTTGTCGACGACATGGGTTCTCATGTTAACAGTGACACAGAAAACACTTACTATCGTGCAGCAATTGATGTGAATGATGGCGTAATGCGTCCAACATTTACTCGTTCTGATATTGCTATGGCGAAGGATGTTTCCTTCACTTCTATTAATGTCACTAAGACTGGTGATCTTGTAACACTGAGTTACACTCACGCTGCGTTTATCACTCAGCCATATGCATCTAAGATGCGTAATCCAGTGCAGGAATTGATGTTCAACTGGCGTGGTCAGGTTATTCTTGATCCTGCAGCAGATAACACTCCTGATATTACTCAGCTTCCAGACATTCAGCTTGACTTCTCTGGTTTCAACGATGCAATCCAAACAATCGCTCAACAGACTGGTTTGACTAGCGGTCAGATTCAGTGGGGTGGATGGAATCAGACTGGTAGAGAAAGAATTCGTGAAGGTATTAAGACCACGCTTGGTTCTGTAACCGAAACAATTTCTCTTGGCAACACGATTGAAAACATTTCAACTCGTGAATACATGCGTGCTCGTGAAGTTCGATTCACTGGTGTTCGTATGAAGCCAAACACTCGTGTTTATGCTTACTTTGATGAAGAAAAGGTTTCTGATTATTGCACACCAACCAACTCCAGCTTCGTAGATACTGGTATCGAAGGTGCTGCGCTGATCACTGACAGCACTGGTGCTGTATATGGCAAGTTCCGTATTCCAGATGACAGCAACCTGAGATTCCGTGTTGGCACCAAGCGTTTTGTTCTCCGTGACATCGCTAATCCAGCAACCGAATCTGATCTGGTAACAACTTCTGGTCATGGTGAATACACCAGTAATCCTCTTGACATCACCATGCGTGGTACTGATGTCAATATGGTTGTTCCTCAGTTCTCTCAAGAAACTGTTGTTGATCGTCAGGTTCTGCATACGGTTGCTGATGGTGACCGCAGCTGGTGGGATCCAATCGCTCAGACATTCAATGTGAATGTTTCTGGTACTAGCGACGGCATCTACTGCACCAAACTTGACATCTACTTCGGTAAGAAGGACAGCACTCTGCCGATTACTCTGCAGATCCGTGAAGTTGTTAATGGCTTCCCAACAGAAACAATCGTGCCATATGCGATTAAGACTTTGGCACCATCTTCAATTAATGTTTCTGCTGATGCTTCTACCGCCACCACTTTTACCTTTGATACACCAGTATTCTTGAAGAACAACACTGACTATGCGATCATTGTAATTCCAGGTGGTAACTCAGATCAGTATGCAGTATGGACTGCTCAGCTTGGTGGTGATGATGTACTCCGTCCAAATACGCTGATCAACAAGCAGACTTACTCTGGTGTTCTGTTCTCGTCTTCAAATGACAAGACCTGGAATCCAATCCAAGACGAAGATCTGAAGTTCACTCTCTATCGTGCAAACTTCACCACCTCAACTGGTACAGTTTACATTGAGAACAAGGCACAGGATTACTTCTCAGTTGATAATCTGAGTGGCACTTTCCGTGTCGGTGAATCGGTTCGTTCTGAATCTGTATTGACCTTTGCGAACACCGACAGTGTTCCAGTTGGTACTGTGATTCAGTCTGCTGCAGCGTACAACGGTGATGCGATTACTGCATCTGGCTTCGCCAACGGTACTGTTCGTCAGATCGTAAGTGCCAACGGTGCTGGTATTGTTACTGTTAAGATTGACGCACTGGGTTCATTCCCTGTTTCTGGTAGTCTCTATCTTCCAGGAAACTCCAGCCCAATCGGTACGACTCACACCTTTACTGCAAACAGTTCTACTGGTACAGTTTCCTTCTATTATAGCGTAGATGGTAAGTTGTATGTTGATAGTTCTACTGGTGGATTCGCAAATGGCTTTGTCCGTGGTCAGAAGTCTGGTGCTTCGGCTCGTGTCACTAGCGTTAACAATCTGATCATGAACACGGTTGTACCTAAGATTCCAGAAATCAAGCATGCTAAGACTAGCACTGGCTGGTCAGTAAGAACTACATCAACCTCTGGTGTTATTAGCACTGAATGGGAAACTGTAGAATTGGGTCAGGACAACAACTTCTACGATGCTGAGAAGAAAGTGTATTCCAGATCAAATGAAGATGGTTTGTCTGCTGTAAATGGCTCCAGAAAGACGCTGGTGTTCAAGGGTACGATGTCAACCACTGATACAAATGTATCTCCTGTCATTGACACAAGCAGATCCAATGCGATTGTTCTCGGTAACATCATCAATAACAGTTATACAAATGAAACTGGCAACTATGGTGATGCACAGGTTCGCTATATCAGCAAGAAGGTTACACTGGCTGATGGTCAGGATGCCGAAGACATGGTTGTATATCTGGATGCGTTTAAGCCACAAAGCACTGACATTAAGGTTTATGCTCGTTTGATCCATGCTGAAGATGGTGACGCATTCAGCACTAAGGATTACACGCTGCTTCGTCAGGTGACTGCAGCGAACACCTACTCTGATGGGTTTGATGGCAGCGATATTCGTGAATTCGAATATGCCTTCTCAGCCAATACTGATGGTGATAATTTCCTTGGCTCGAATAACGATAATCAAGCGAAACTAAATACAGGGAACAATAATGTGGTTGCATACCGTTCTGCTGATGGTTCAATCTATCATGGCTACAAGACTTTCGCAATCAAGATTGTAATGACATCCGCTGGCACTAACCTTGTGCCTCTTGTTGATGACTTGAGAGTAATTGCGCTGCAGAAGTAATGAAGCCAAGATTCGCCAAAATTGTAGATAACGAAAACCTTGTTCGTGATACGAAAACGAACGCAGTTCTAAATACAGATATGACTGCGCTTGAAAAGTATAGAGCAAGAAGAGAAATAGAAAGGCAAAAGGCAGAGGAGTTTGAAACACTCAAGAAAGATGTTTCAGAAATCAAGCAGCTGCTAGAACAACTCGTTAACAGAGACTGATAAATGACTGTATCAATTGCAAATACCGAACTGACCAACAGTTTTAACACTTGGAGGTTGAATACCAACCACATGGCGACAGTCATTAGTAACAATGTTGTTACTGTTTCTCGAGCTGGTGATGCAAACAGAAATGCAGTTTCGGTTGGTAATGGTCACATCAAAGGGACTTTTACTGCTAATGAGTTGAGAACAACAACTCTGAGATCTGGTAATACCACAAATCCAGGTGGTTGGTTATATGTAACATCAAATACAGTAATCAACGCAACCTCTCTTGCGATTACTGCGAACACCACATTCAGCGGCAATGTTATATTCAACACCGCTGGTGCAGACAGAGTAGATCTTGGCTCAATCAGTCGTATCATTCTTTCTGGTGGCTCTAAGGGTCACTTCTTAAGAGTTGCAAGCGAAGACGACAACATTGAATTCAAGGCATTGAGTCTGCGTGACATTGCAGACCTTTCTACAAACTCTGCTCCAATTATTCTTTCTGCTGCGAATACTTCATACAGCGATAACGGCGACACGCCTCACATTAAGTTTGCCAATGCAAACGATGCCATTCATGTATTCATGGGTGGTGGCGAAGGTGGTTCTGGCATCTCTGATCTGTTGGTCAAGCTGGCAGACGCAGGTGCAAGTTCTCGACTGGTAATTGCTGACAGTTCAAATGCTGCAGTTGCTTATATCGATTCTGATGGTACGATCTACTCTGCAAAAGACCTGACTGTTGATGGTGCGACCACTCTGAATGGTAACATCACTCTTGGTAATGCTGAAACAGATACGATTACTCCGAAAGGTAAGTTTGCTAACCTTGCTGTAACAGGAACAGCATCGTTCAACGGCACGACCAATTTCAATGGCACAATGAACATCAACGGTAATGTTAATGTTGGTGACCATGCATCGGATACATTGACTGTTACTTCTGCTGCAGGACTGAATGGCTCTGTTGACATTGGTGATGCTAATACAGACACACTCACCGTTGCATCTGAAGTTGATAGCAATTTCGTTCCTGCTACAGACAACACTTACTTGCTTGGCAAGACCAATAAGCGTTGGAAGAAACTTTTTGCGACCAGTATTTCTGCATCAGAAATGGCAGTTGCTGGTAATCAAACAATTACTGGTCAGTTGAGAGTAACTCAAAATGTCGAAGTCACTGGTAATACCAATGTCAACGGCACACTGACTGCGAATAATGGTTTCACCACTAAGGGAACTGCCGCATTCAATGGTAATGTAACTCTTGGTGATGATCAGACAGACACCATTACTGTTAAGGGTAAGTTCGCCAATCAGTCAACTACAGGAACTGCATCGTTTAATGGCGATGTGTATCTTGGTAATGCTTCGACAGACACCATTACTGTTAAGGGTAAGTTCTCAAACCAGTACACTTCTGGCACAGGTAACTTCAACCAACTTGGTGTTAAGATTCCTTCTGTCACTACTGGTTACGATGCAGAAGTCAAGAATTCTGTCAAGATTGGGCAAAATCTGACTATTGGTGGTAACACTAGCATTACAGGTAGACTGAATGTTACTGGCGGACTCACCATTCCATCAAATACAATTATTGCCATTGCAAACGGTGAGTTTGACAACATCGTCGTAAATAACGATGCAGTGTTTGGCACTGATGCAGCAAATACTGTAACCTTCAACTCCGTTGTTGGTTCGAACTTTACACCAAAAACTGGTTCAAGATATAATCTTGGTGCTACTGGTTCTCGTTGGCACTACCTTTATGCAAATAATGTCAGCCTGAATTCAAGCATTGCTGTTGCTAAGAATGCAACGATCAGCGGCAACACCACGATTTCTAAGAAAGCAACAATCAATGAACTTGCTGTAACGAATAATGTTGTTGTTAGCGGAAACCTTACAGTATCTGGTACAACAACCACAATCAACACTCAACAGATCAATCTCGCTGATAATCTGATCAAGCTGAATAGCGATCTGAGTGGTGGATCTGCTCCAACCGAAAATGCTGGTATCGCAGTCAATCGTGGTTCTTCTGCTAATGTTGCGTTGATCTGGAACGAATCTTCTGACCGCTGGCAGGCAACTGTTACAAGCGATGCAGGTAATGGATTCGACAATATTCTGACTGCAAATGGTCACTCTATTTCAGATCGCACCACGATTACTTCTATCGACGCAACAAACGATTATCTGTTGATCTTCGATGCAACTGACAGTAAGCTGAAGAAAGCAAACATCACCAACACTGCTCTTGTTGGACCACAGGGTGCTAAGGGACAAAAGGGTGATACAGGCACTGCTGGTGCTAAGGGTCAGAAGGGTGAAGTTGGTGCTCAGGGTCCACAAGGCACTAAGGGTCAGAAAGGCGACACTGGCGCACAAGGTGCCACTGGACCAACAGGACCAACAGGTCCAACTGGACCGCAGGGTTCCAAGGGTCAGAAGGGTGAAGTTGGTCCACAGGGTCCGACTGGTGCTACTGGTCCAACTGGTCCGCAAGGCACTAAAGGTCAAAAAGGTGCCACAGGATCTACTGGTCCGACAGGTCCAACAGGACCAACTGGTCCTCAAGGTGCACAGGGTGCACAGGGTGCTCAGGGTGCTAAGGGTCAGAAGGGTGACACAGGATCTACTGGTGCCACTGGTCCACAGGGTTCTAAGGGTCAGAAGGGTGAGGCAGGTGGCTTTACCACTGGTTCAAATGCGCAAGTCAACTCACTTGGTGTAGGCACTGCTGCATCTGGCACCGCTGGTGAAATCAGAGCCACCAATAATGTTACCGCATATTACTCTGATGAACGCCTAAAGAACTTTGAAAGCAGCATTACAAATGCACTGTCAATCGTCAAGTCTCTCAACGGTTACTATTTCTATGGCAATGAATTGGCAGCTTCGCTTGGGTATGATACAGAGAAGCGTCAAGTTGGTGTAAATGCTCAGGAAGTTGAGCGTGTGTTGCCAGAATTGGTAGCTGAAGCACCAATTGATCCAGAATATTTGACAGTGTACTATGAAAAACTTGTTCCAGTATTGATCGAAGCCATTAAGGAGCTTTCCGACAAAGTTGATGCTCTTAATAAATAGGTGATGGGAGGACCAAATGGCTGCGAAGGCAAACATACTTATTGATCAAGGAACAGACTTTTCTACTACATTGACTGTCACAGGAGATGACGGCACTGTAACAGATCTGACTGGCTACACTGCGAACGGACACATTCGCAAGCACTACACATCAGCCACAGCAACCGTCTTCACTTGCACATTTGGCTCCCCAAGAACAGATGGACAGTTGACAATTTCACTCGGCAGAACAATTACCGCTAATATGGCTGCTGGTCGTTATGTTTATGATATCGAATTGACCTCTGCTGCAAATACTCGCAGTAGACTCGTTGAAGGAGTTGTTACTGTCAGCCCAGAAGTCACTAAGACATAGGGGATACGACAATGGCTCTGAAAGTAACATTCAGCCAGACACAAAAACCGCTAACGATCAAAACTAGCGCAGTTGCAACTTCTCTTGGCACGATGTCAGACATTGATAGCACCGCTGCAGATGTTGGCGAATCTGGCGCAACTCTTGTGTACGATTCTACCACTGGAACCTACAAGAACGAAAAGGTTTTTGAATACGATGGCACTACAGTGACCATGAAAGGTGGAGAGTTCTAGTGGCAAATAATGTTGTAATTGCGATCAAGACATCGCAAAGCACTGCTACACCACCATCTCTTGCGAATGGTGAACTTGCCTATTCTTATTCTTCCAATAAGTTGTTTATTGGTCAGACGGATACTTCAACCTCAGCAGTCAGCGTTGAATATATTGGCGGCAAGTTGATTGTTGACAAGGTCGCAAACCTTGAGAGCGTGGTCTTCAGCGGCAGCAGATCTTATACCAACTTTACAATTGCAAACACACTCACACTCTCTTCTGTTTCTGCTGGCAGTCTGCTGCGAACAAAAACAGGCGGTGTGGTTGAGGGTGTGTCAGGAACTTCTGGGCAAGTAATGCAAGTGGCAGCAAATGGAATGCCATATTTTGACAGTTTAAATGGTGGAACATTTTAGGCATGAGTGACTATCTAGATCATGAAATTACAAATGTAGGAGTAGAAAAGCAGCTGGTCGATCTAAACAAAACGATCGTTGCTTTGCGTGGACAAATTGCAGAACTCGAAAGCGAATTGAAAGCAAGGGACAAAATTCCTGTGCCAAGAAGTGTTGTGCAACAAATTATGGAAATGGAAGCAATAATTCGTAAGCAGCAGGCAGATCTTGACTACTATAAGAAGCATGTGCCAGTTCAAGTTATTATAAATAAAGAAAACAAAGAAAAGCCCACACGAAAGGGTGGGATTCCAAGATAATAATTAAGGAGCGTCCGAAATGGCATCAGTAATTAAGATTAAACGCAGCAGCACTTCAGGTTCCGTACCTGGAAGTCTTGAAGTTGGCGAAATTGCGGTCAACTTATTCGACAGAAAGCTCTATGTCGGTAACAGTGCTGGCGTAACTGCAATTGGCGGTGAAGATTTCCGCCTTACTACACAGACTGCTGGCGAAGGTGCATACCTCAAGCTGAATGGCGACAGCGTACTTTCTACCAATACCGTTCTGGTTCGTGGTGGTACTGGCGTTTCTGTTGCTCGTGACGCTAACGGTTCCGTCTCTATCAGTTCCACTCTTGGTTCTGACATTGCTTCTAAGGCAACATGGGCTGCGCTGACATCTACTAACACCGCAATCCGTGCTCTGGTTTCTGATCGTTTGCAGGTTGCGAATGCTGCTGCTACATATCAGACTATCAGCACCTCTAAGTCATATCTGGCGAACACCAATGCTTATATCGCTGCTCAATTGGCTAACACCAATGCTTACATTGCAGCGACTGCGGCAACTGAAAGATCTTCTCTTGCTAACACCAATGCCTATATCGCAACGAAGCTGAATTCTTCTTCGTACACCACGGCAGATGTTCGTTCTAAGGCAGCACTGGCTAACACCAATGCTTACATTGCAGCGACTGCGGCAACAGAACTTTCTCACTTGGCTAACACCAATGCAAGAATCGCAGCCACCGAAACAAACATCAGCCAGAAGCTGGGTGCAGGTGCTACGGTTCAGTTGACTGGTGATGTTACTGGTAGCGCAACATTCTCTTCAAACAGCGTTTCGATTACCACTACCGTTGCTGCGGATTCCGTTGCTCTGGGAACAGACACCACTGGTAACTATGTTGCTGGCATTTCTGGCACTGCTAATGAAATCACTGTATCTGGTTCTGGTTCTGAAGGTGCTTCAGTAACCATCAGTTTGCCAGACAATGTAACTGTTGGCAACAACCTGACTGTTTCTGGTAACACTTCTGTTGCTGGTAACATGACCATCGATGGTAATCTGACCGTTGAGGGTGGCGTAACTTATATCTCTACATCAACTGTAAATGTTGATGACACTATGCTCAAACTGTCTGCGAACAACTCAGCAGATACTGTTGACCATGGTGTGTACGCTAAGTATGTTGATGGTGTAACAACCAAATATGCTGGTTACTTCCGTGACTCTTCAGACTCTAGTATCTTCAAATTCTATAAGGGTCTGACTGTAGAGCCAACCACGACTGTTAACACTGGCGGTGCAGGTTATGCATTAGCACAAGTTGATGCCGTCATTGATGGTGGCACTTACTGATTTGTATAAATAACAAAGAGTAGCAAAAGGGGAGTTGCTACGGCACTCCCCTTTTTGTTTTACAACTGCTTATATAAGCACTGAACAAAGAGAACCATACATATGGCGTCGGTTGTCAAGATCAAGCGTTCCTCAGTACAGGGGAAGGCTCCTACAACAAGTGATATTCAGACTGGAGAACTCGCTCTTAATACAAGAGACGGAAAGCTATTCTCCACTGACGGCTCGTCTGTTTTCGAAGTCGGTGCAAATCTACATTCACTTTCTGTCGGGACTGGTGGAATTACCGTTGGCAACAATGCATTCACCTTTCCGACTACAGATGGAACATCAGGTCAGTATCTAAAGACTGACGGTGCTGGTAATCTCAGTTGGGCGACTGTTTCTGTTGGCAGTTCAGCCACTGATTCTCTGGAATATACCAACAGCACCATTATCGGAGATGTATTGTTCGCAGACTCTTCAGTGGATCTTGGAGATTTGTCTGGTGGAAATGTACAAGATGCGTTTGGTGTTCTAATTCAAGGGGAACGCCTTGATTGCATGGAACCACCAAGAGAAATAAGAACACACGACTTTGCAGTATTATCATAGGAATTAAAACATGCCAACGCAATTACAGTTTAGAAGAGGAACCACTGCGCAGAACGATGCATTTACTGGTGCTGCTGGTGAAATCACATATGACACCCAACTGAATCAAATTAGAATCCACGATGGGTCTACTCAAGGTGGTGCAGTTGTAGCTGGCACAAGTGGATATATTTCCGTTGCCAATGCAGAGGCTACATTCGCAACCAACACAGCGTTCCAGTCTGCGTTGGCAAACACTAATGCGTATATCGCATCTGTTTCTGCGACTGAGCGTTCTGCATTGGCTAACACCAATGCCAGAATCGCCGCCACTGAATCTGACATTAGCACTAATGCAGCGACCGAACTTTCTCATTTGGCTAACACCAACTCATATATTGCAACCAAGTTGGATTCAAGTTCTTATACAACTGCAGATGTTCGCTCCAAGGCAGCACTTGCCAATACCAATGCATACATTGCGACCAAACTAGACAGCGCATCATATACAACTGCTGATGTTCGCTCCAAGGCAGCTTTGGCTAACACGAATGCGTACATCGCTTCTGTCTCTGCTACAGAAAGATCTGCTTTGGCAAATACCAATGCTCGTATTGCAGCGACTGAATCTGATATTAGCACTAATGCTGCTACAGAACTCAGCCACTTGGCAAATACCAATGCTCGTATTGCAGCGACTGAATCTGATATTAGCACTAATGCTGCTACAGAACTCAGCCACTTGGCAAACACAAACGCATATATTGCTTCTGTTAGCGCAACAGAACGCTCTGCATTGGCGAATACTAACTCATATATCGCAACGAAGGCAAATATTGCTTCACCAACATTTACTGGTATTCCAGCTGCTCCAACAGCTGCAGCTGGCACAAACACCACTCAGCTGGCAACTACTGCGTTTGTGACTGGCGCAATCACTGATGTCATTGATGCCGCTCCTACTGCTCTCAACACATTGAACGAATTGGCTGCTGCTCTTAATGATGATGCTAACTTTGCTTCCACAGTAACAACTAATCTATCACAAAGACTAGGCGCAACTGCAAGTATCACTTTGACTGGTGATGTTACTGGTTCTGGTTCATTTAGTGCTAATGCAGTTTCTATTGCTCTGACTGACACGAATCTGGCAAATACCAACGCATACATTGCAACTAAAGCAGCCAGCGGCACCACAATTACTGCAGGCACTGGGTTATCAGGCGGCGGTGATTTATCAACTAACCGCACAATAAATCTCGATGCAAACGATCTTACTGCATGCACCTCTATTGCATCAACAGATACAATCATTGTATATGACACATCAGCTGGCACCACTGTAAAGGCAACTATTGCTAATGCAGCTTTGGTTGGTCCAACTGGTCCTCAAGGTGCTAAGGGTCAGAAAGGCGACACTGGCGCACAGGGTCCTCAAGGTGCTCAGGGTCCACAAGGCACTAAGGGTCAGAAAGGCGACACTGGCGCACAAGGTGCCACTGGTCCAACAGGTCCAACTGGTCCAACTGGACCACAGGGTGCTAAAGGACAAAAGGGACAAACAGGTGCACAAGGTGCTACTGGTCCGACTGGTCCTCAAGGCGCACAAGGTGACACAGGTCCAACAGGTCCAACTGGTCCTCAAGGTGCTAAGGGTCAGACAGGTGCACAAGGTGGTACTGGTCCAACAGGTCCAACTGGTCCTCAAGGTGCTAAGGGTCAGAAGGGTCAGACAGGTGCACAAGGTGGTACTGGTCCGACTGGTCCAACTGGTCCTCAAGGTGCTAAGGGTCAGAAGGGTCAGACAGGTGCACAAGGTGGTACTGGTCCGACTGGTCCTCAAGGCGCACAAGGTGACACAGGTCCAACTGGTCCAACAGGTCCAACTGGTCCTCAAGGTGCTAAGGGTCAAAAGGGACAGACAGGCGGCACTGGTCCAACTGGTCCAACAGGTCCACAGGGTCCAGCAGGCGGTTTCACCACTGGCTCTAACGCACAGGTCAACTCACTTGGTGTAAATACAGCAGCATCTGGTACTGCTGGCGAAATTCGTGCAACGAATAACATCACTGCATACTACTCAGACGAAAGACTCAAGAACTTTGTAAGCAGCATTGATGATCCAATTGGCAAGATTATGACGATTGGTGGTTACTATTTCTATGGCAACGAAACTGCTGCTGAATTGGGTTATGATACTGAGAAACGCCAGATTGGTGTGAATGCGCAGGAAATCGAAAGAATCCTTCCTGAAGCAGTTGCTCCTGCACCTATTGACGAAAAGTATCTTACAGTGTATTATGATAAGTTGGTTGCTCTTCTCATTGAAGCCATTAAGGAACATCAGAGAGAAATTGAGGAGCTGAAACGAAAAGTCGGATAAAGGTGAACGGTATATTATGAATGGAAATATTTGGCAGTTATACTGCGGCGAGTTGAATAATGAAATGATAGATCGCATTGTTACTGAATGCGAATACTATCAACCGACTTCATCAAATCTTGGTTTCGATGGCGATGTCCCCAATCAGGGATATCGTAGTTCTGAGTTGCGTTGGATTGATAAGAGAGATCCGAACAGCAAATTCATTGCTGATCTTTTGTGGCACTATGGTCAGGAAGCCAATCGTTTTTCGTTTGGCTTCCATGTTGACTATCTGTCAGAAATTCAGTACACAACCTACTACGGCGACTCAAACGACCATTATGAGTGGCACCATGATACCTTCTGGGGCAATCCATCTACATATGATAGAAAGATCAGTGTTGTGATTCAACTCAGTGATCCTAATGACTATGAAGGTGGTGACTTTGAACTTGACGACCAATACAAGCAACCAGACCGTGACCAATTGAGAACAAAGGGATCGGTCATTTGCTTCCCATCTTTCATTCGACATCGTGTGACACCAGTGACCAGTGGCGTGAGAAAGTCTCTTGTAACATGGATTCAAGGACCAAAATTTAGATGAAAAAGATTATTATAAACCTGAAAAGGCGTGAAGATCGTAAGAAGAAGTTTGAACAACGAAACGCATTCCTGAAAGATGTGCATTTCCTTGATGGCTTTGATGCAAAAGATTTAACACACGATAAACTCCTCAAGAGAGGTATGGACACCAATCGTTTGTGGCGTGATCCATACCATAATCGAAAGATCACACGAGGTGAGATCGGTTGCTTTATCTCTCATGCCACGGCATGGCAACATTGCATTCAGATCAACGAACCAATCATGGTCTTCGAAGATGATGCGATAGTAAATGAAGAACTGTGGAACGAAGATTATCTCACTCAGTTGACTACACAGTACAACTTCGTGTATCTTGGTCACAATGAGAATGAAGAGCAGTCAACACAGACTATCAGTGATGACCTCGTTGTTCCTGGATATGCATACAATCTTCATGCATACATCATCACACCAGACGCAGCAAAACTTCTGTTGTCCACTCCTGTGTTGACGAACATTATTCCTGTTGACGATTATGTTGCGATTATGAAACCTCATCTGAGAATGATTGCTTTGCGTACCGACTATGCCAATCAATCTTCAAGAGATGAGACAGGAACAGATATCGAACCATTGTCAGAAGATGATTGGTTTGTGGACTTTACCGTGCATCCTGTCACTGTGGGAACAGATCGTAAGAAGTGTGTCCAGTTGATGGATAGTGCCATGCTCAAGGGCATTCATCCAAAGAATCTTGGTCGCAATGTAGACTGGTTCCAGGATATGTCTGGTCCAGGTGGCGGAATGAAACTGAACTTGATGCGTGAATATTTGAACACATTACCAGACCATGATGTTGTTTTGTTTGTTGATGCCTATGATGTGTTCTTTGCAGATGACTTAAAAACCATCACACAACGATATCTTGGATTCAAAACAAATGTGTTATTCTCCGCAGAAAGATACTGTTGGCCAGATGAAAGTCTTGCTCCAGAGTTTCCTGAATCAGAAACGCCATATCGTTATCTAAACAGCGGAACATATATTGGTAGGGTTGATGAACTCAAGAAAATTTTTGCTGCAGAAATTGATGCAAGAGGCGACGATCAATATTATTGTCACAAACAATTCTTGAGTGGTAAGTTTGACATGAAGATGGATTATGAAGGATACATCTTCCAAACTCATGAGCCTCTGGTCTCGAGAAACGGCACTCAGCTTTACAATCCTGTAACTGGTACATATGGATGTATCTATCACGGAAACGGTGGAGAGGAAGCGAAAAGGAAGTTCGATGCCCTATATCGCATGTTCTACCCTAAGTTCCCAACACTGTACATTCCAAATCACGGGAAGTTTGATATTATCAGTAACGACATGCTTGTTGTTGATTTTATGACACAGAGTCAGTGCGAAGATCTTATAAATATAGCTGATAAGCACGGCAACTGGGGAAGTCTAAATTACGACAAATTCCCTGCTCAAGAAATTCGTATGAAGTCATTGGGACTTTGGGAGGAACTTGAGAAGCATTGGCAAAAGCATCTCTATCCAATCATCGAAGAATACTGGGCACCCATTGAAATGTATGGGATGCGAGATGCATTTGTGATGAGATATGCGATGGATACACAAACCAGTCTTGCAAACCACCATGATGCAAGTCTGGTAACAGGTTCTGTGAAACTCAATGATGATTATGAAGGAGCAGAACTTGTATTTGGTCGACAGAGTGTTAGCAATAAAGACATTGCTGTTGGTCGAGCAGTTTTATTTCCAGGACAGGTGACGCATGGACATGAGTGCGTTCCTCTGAGATCTGGTGTGAAGTATAGTTTGACGATGTGGAGCTCTCGATATCCTGGAGACATTGGTGGATAAATATTATAAATAGAAGCAAGTAATTCCTCAATTCAAAGGAAAAGATATGGCAATCGAATACAAATGGGAAATTCTTTCTCTCTATACTGCTCCAAGCGAATCTGGTTTGGAAAATGTGGTCAAGAAAATCAACTGGCGTTTTCAGGTAACGGATGGGCAGTATTATGGTGACTCATATGAAGTGACCGAACTTTCTGCGCCATCTGCAGATGGTTATATTGCATATGATGATCTGACTGAAGAAACCATTGTTGGATGGATCAAAACCAATAGAGACTATGATGATCTTGTGACACTTGTTAATGAAAGATTGCAAGCAAACAAAACTCCATCGATTGTAGAAAAGAATCCACCATGGGAATACCCAATTCAGGTTGATGGAACAGAAGAATATCTGGTTGTAATTGATGACCAACCAGAAGATCTTGATAAAATTTGGGGACCATTGCTTTGGGACTCTGTTAAAATCAATAAAGGTTTGGTTGAAAGAGAAATTGAAGATGTTTCTGTTCCAGACGATATGACTGTGTTCAGAAAGGGATTGTTCCCTGTCGACGAGCCTCTTGTGTTGAGCGACCGTGTAAAGATCTATCGTGTTGATTATGCACCGCAACCTGAGTTTGATGAAAAATATCAAACCAAATCAAATTTGTCTTGGGTGACGGAGACAGGTCGTGCTGTCGGAACTTATTTTCTTTCTGATAAAACGATTGATGTAATCAAAAAGTCATTTAAAGAAATTGCTCAGCAAGAAAGAAATAGACTCATGTATGTTGGGACAGAAATGCAGCTGAATGGCGAAACTGTTTCTACATATACGGACACCGCAACTTATTTGCTGGCATTGAACAAGGCAAACTCAATGTCAGATTCTGACACTGTAAAATGGAAACTGGTAGATTCTTGGATCGTTGCAAGCAAAAGTGATCTTCTTGCAATTGCCGAATTCATTGATTCTAAGATTCAAGAATACTATGACCAAGAATATGCGTATGTCCAGCAAATTGATGCCTGCACTACTGTGGAAGAACTAAAAACATTGTACAACTCAGTAATGGGAGAGTAACAATGGCACTTTGTTCATCTGGAGCAATGTCACTTGGTGGATCAACCACTGGGAGAAGTGTAAATCTAGAACTGGGTTGTTCTGCAACAGCCCAAATCGGGATGAACGACTCTGCCGCTCGAACACTGGCAGAAGTTTCTTCTGGTGCGATCTCAATGTCTGACTTTTATGGAAAGAGTTCTGAACCACCGCCACCAACCACATTAGGAACCTATTATTCAGATCATGGTGGATACTACACAGGAACGCAATCTGGATATTATTTGTTTGCTTCGACGGTGACTGCATCTGGATGTAAATGGAAAACAACAAATACAGCGTCTCCTGCAGCAACATCAACTACAGATGGGTATAGTAACACATACGACAATAAAAACGCAACACATCCATTATTCAATTATGTTGGCGGCTTAACAACGGCAGGGTTTTCTGATTGGTATATTGGTGCTTGCTGTGAACTTCAACAACAATATAACAACAGAACAGCAGGGTCGTTGAATGGAACATATACCACCTGCTACTATTGGTCCTCGACTGAGTGCAATACGGGCGTCGCATGGATTCTCAGCTTCCTTAGTGGTTGTTGGTACGGCGACGGCAAGGCTGGCACTTATTTCTGTGGTCGTCCTGTCAGGCGGTCACCTATTTAACTATTTCTCTATTTTCCATTATGGCATTATACACAACTCTGCCGTTATATAAAGTAACATATGATTTACTTAAATTGACCACAAATATCATAAAACATTTTCCAAGAGATTTTAAGTATTCTCTTGGTGATAAATTAAGAAATGAGATAGTTGAGTTGGTAGTTAAAATATATAAAGCAAATTCAAGTAAAATAAAAGAACCACATTTAGAAGAAATACTAGAAAGAATTCAAGCTATTAAATTGCTTGTTAGACTTTCTAAAGATTTACATTTAATTAATGTAAAAAAGTTTTCCGAAACATCCGAGTTAATCGAATCAATCTCAAGGCAAACAAATGGATGGAAAAAATCTTCTGTTTGTAGAGGTGAGCAGAATGAAAAAATCTAAGGTTTTTTTCAGAGACTCTAAACATAGCGTAACCATATCGGTTAATACTAACCAGAGGGTCATTTTAAGACCAGTTTCTTTTTGGTGTATCTGAGGAGAAATGTGTGAGAATATGGTTTATTGTTGCCGCCTGCAACTATTGGTCCTCGACTGAGTACAATACGAACAACGCATGGAAACTCAACTTCAATAATGGTTGTTGGAACAACAACAACAAGACTAACACTAATAACTGTGGTCGTCCTGTCAGGTAATGTCAACTCAGCC